AGGTTTACCTATCTCGTTTAAGATATTAAGGAATCTAGTTCCATTGGTAGAAGTAAAAGCTATTTCTACCTCTAGGTAATCTCCTGGAGTAAGAGATATTGCTCCTTGTAGGAAAGCTGAACCTGTAGCCGGTACAGGGATGTATTGTTGAGTGTCTACTAAGCTACTTCCATTCTTTCTTAGCTGGATAGTAACTCTATCTGTAGTGGAAGGACCCCAGTTACCAACTGTGTAGTTTACATTAATTTGATACTGGTAGTTACCGTATGTAGCAGCAGTAAAACGTTCTGTGCTTAAATCAAATCTATTACCGTTATCCACTACCTCAGAGTCAAACTCTACCTTGGCAATATTGCCTGCAGGAATGGTTTGTGAACCTGAAGCGTTGTAAGCCCATACAGACTGAGATACTGGAGATACGTTGGTAGGTCCTAATGTATCATCCGGGGTAGTGAGTACGTATAAGCTCTCAAAGTAATCTGTGTTAAAAAAGCTAGAAGTATATTCGTACCCTGATCCTGAAAAGATTACATCTACTACATCCTTAGCTCTAATGGCAGGTTTAAAGTCCTCCAGGCGTAAAGGTGAATCGTAGTTATCGATTGTGTTTGAACCAGAGCTAGCTACAGAAGCAAATTCGTAGTTAGGTGCATCAGCATCTGCCTCAGGAATACCATACTCAATAAAAGGATATACAATGCTACCCTGTAATAGATTACCAGACCAAGAAGCACTTACGTTGGCATACGTAAAGTTATGGTTGAACCTAGAAAAGTCGTACTCTGTTAATAATTTGTCTTGAATCTCAAACTTAAAATCAACAGTCTCGTTTACTACTACTGAATTGTAGATAGTAAAACCCTGCTGGTCTGTGATTACGCTATTGATATAGAGCTTACCCTTGAATACCTGAGCACCGTTAAATAGTACCTGACATTCAATACTATTTTGTAAGGCTACTGAAGGAGTAGCTCCTAAGTTATAGATGTTACCAAAGAACTGGTTTACTTCATCAGTACCTGGTATGGCAAACTCTTGAGAAGAGATACCGTAGACGTCTCCAATGGTACCATTCTCAATTGCTGAAATGTCCAATAGGAGGTCTAGGTTCTCCTGTACTGGGAGATCCTGAACCGTACCGTTATCGTTTGTACATCTTAAAACTATCATACTCTAGCTCTTAACTGATTTGCGTATTGGTAATCAAATGCGTATTGGAATGTCTTTTGACTTCTTGGGTTGGTCTTTTCTACTACCTCTGCATTAGAGATTACTACCGGAATAAAGCTTGTATTTTCCTGTACGTAGACTTGAGTGCTAAAGAATAGTTCTCTTAACCATTCTGCAGTAGCTTGATCTAGGATGTCTGTAGTAACGTTAAAGCTTTGATTTAACTTGTTTTGGAACTGCTCAGATCCTCTCCTAGAGATGTTGTAAGGCAGTGTACTTGATCCATTACTAAAGTTTACAAAAGACTGTTGGTATGCATTTCTCTCAATTTGTACGCCGCTGTTTATAGCTAGTCTAGCAGTGTAATAATCCCATACACCAAACTCATTCTTCCAGGCAAAGCGTACTCCGTCAGAAACACATTGAGGATCTTGTTTGTTAAATCTTAATGTAGCGTAAGTACCTGAATAGTTAGGTACTCCAGCTGATTGCTGTCCTACTGGCTGTACAATGTAGTAAGCCCAGTTAGCATTTAATGTATCACCATTATCAGCTAAATTTTGAGGCCCTACCCCTACAGTTAGTAACCGAGTACCTGTTGTTTGGTTTGCTGCAACACTACTCCATACTTGAGTTCCGTTTGCTCTAGGACCTCCTCCATTACTCACTAGGTTAGTTAGGTCAATATCATCTAGTAAAGAACCAGTGGCATTATATGAGCGAATCCTTACACTAAAGATATCTTGTGCTGCAGTAGTAGAGTTATTAAAGTTTCCGTTTATAAACGAGATAGTTGCGTACTCACCGTCCTGTATGTTTTGAGTAGTTGGTGCGTACGTTAGCGTGTTTTGGTAACTAAATGTTGCTGCAGTAGAAACAGTAGTAAGGTCGTAATAGGAAGCAGAAGACCAGTTCCAATCTCCTGAGTTAGGTTCTACTAATCCATTTAGTAGGATTGCAGGAGCACTACCTGATTTAGCAGGAGCACCGGCTACACCTGAACCGTTATATAGAGTAATCGAAGAAGAAGTGCTGGTACCGTACTCCTCTCCAAATGCTACCCAGAACGATTTAGCTGCATTAGAAGCTGTAGCAAATGGTGCTGCCTTCCAAGGGGTATCGATATCACGGCAGTTAGTGATAATCTGACCTACATCAACTACTCCTACTCCGGCAGGGTTGGGCTGTTGTTTGATTCTTTGTAACACCGTTCTATTGGCATCCTGTACATCCAATACGTACTGGAACTGAGCCTGAGAGGTCTGGTTAGAGCTTACCTGGTATACTAGGTTAGCATTAGCCATGTTAGGTGATGTAGGTGATTGTTCTATAGTAATCGCCATCTTATACTTGTTTTACTGTTAGTCCGGGTACCTTCTGGAACTCGGCTATTACCTGGTTGTTGATATCTTCTGCCCCGGCCTGGGTAAGCTCCTGGGTAAAGTTTTGTAGTACAAACTGAATACTGTTTTCGATAAATGGTTTAGGTCTGATACCTTTCTTAGCTATGCTCTTTGCTATAGCCCATCCCATCTGTTCGGTAGTGTATTGTGGAGTTCTTATTCTCTTTACTCTTACCCAATCAATGATCGGCTGTACAGGAGGCATCTTACCTGGTCTTCTACCCTGGTCTACAAACTGTCCGTATCCTGGTACTGTAATCTGTAGGTTGGTACCCTCTTCATTTTCTACTACTTGGTATGCAATACCTCTTGCTAATTGACCGGTAGCCAATGAACCATTTGAGATCAGCGTATCAATCATCTTATCGGTGATAAGTTCACCGGTACGATTCATAAGGGCTTTGATCTCTGGAGTAAGCATTATCTAGTTGGGTATACGCAGTAGTCTAAGATACCTGGTTCATTTACTGTTACGGTAGCAACCCATCCATACACTCTATCGTTGAATGCCTCGCTAACGGGTACGATAGTGTTTAGGGTGCACCATAAGTTTTGTTGGTTAGCTCCTAAGTTAAAGTCAGATAGCAAATCATAGATAATGATCTCGGTATCAGACATAACCTGTAAATAGTCAGACTCAGTTAACTTTGGGATATCTAAAGAATAAAGCTCAAAGGTAAGAGAGTGTGTTGCTGCCTGACCGTTAGCATTGACAACCAATCCAGTAGAAGCCAGAGGGCGTAAGAATACGTAGTTGTATTGTACATTTTGAGAGGTAGAATCTAACTTATCTAAGGTACCGTAATAGAACGTATTTACCCCGGCATGGTTATTGCAGGCAGTCTGGAATAGTTCTACGATTGTTTTAAAGGTTCTCATGTTCTGATATAATCTTTTTCACCTCAGCTTCTGAGATCATAAACATACCTGCTAGCTGATTGATTGTTCTACCTTTATAGTAGTATCCTAGCAGAGGGTGTTGCTTTTTAGGCTCTACCACTTTTACCGGTTCTAGTACCTCTTTTACTTCAACCTCGGCTGCATTTACCTCCAAGGCTGCAATTAATCCGTCTATGATTTCGTTATCTGAGACGGTATCGATTTTCAATTTGCTGGCGAGCTTGCTCTTCCCTGTTTCGTTTGTCTTGCTCATATGCTAAAAAGTTTAGTACAAAAATAAAGTTTAAATCCGTGATAGTTTTATCTCCTGTGATGTTAAGGATGGAAGTCGTCGAGAGGTAGTGAATAGTTGCAAACCACCCCCAATGTTGTCCAAAAGAGTTGCTGTTATCATCCTCTTCACCTTCTTCTCCGCCTGCTGGCTGTTCGAGCTCAGGGAATAAACTTTCGAAGCGTAGGAGAGTACGCTTCCTACTTGCAAAAAAAAACTTAGAGCACCTAATGCAAAGCTAATTGGCATTTCTGAGAGTATCTCTGCTCTTTCTTCTCTAGTGTTATTATCGTACTTCTCTAGAGTGTAGTACTTAGATAGGCTTTCTACTGATCCTGATACAACCTTAAAGCTTTGCTTGAAGTTATATTCGATAGAGTTAAAGCGATGCTTTAAGATAGGACGGTATAGTACTGCCATAACCTCCTCTAGGGTCTCTAAAGGTGTTTTGGTTAGCCTTTCCAAGTCCACGTATTCACCCAGCTTCATAACACTAATGTTACTATATCCGTACAATACCCCGTTCAATTCGAATACAGGATAAAATTCAGGATTAGCTTGAATTAATCTAGATGATACATCCTCGTAGATTCTACTTAGATCTTCTCTCTGCAATTCTCTGATAGTCTCTATAGGTAGATCTGTCAGTGCTCCTAACGTGACGATTGCCTTCTCTAGGTCCGACAGGTGATCTAACTGAGAGACCTTCCTGTAAGCCTTAAGGGATAAGTAATCGGGAATATTAAGAGTTAATTTGCTCATATTTGATAAATAAAAAGTTAGGTAGGTCTAGTAACTGGCTAGAATTTACTTAGGTTAGTGCCAAACCTAGGCTTGAGGTTTTGTTCTGGCATCCTGGTAGAATTGTTAACGTAGAACTGTTTTGCTGTAGATACTATCTCAGTCCTTGCCAAGTTGGCTAATGCTAGAGCAATTACAGTATCATCGTGTCCTCCACTAGGGTGACTAAACTGTAGGGTACCATTAGGAGATACCTTGTATGTAAATGCTGACATTTCATTGAACAGGATAGGGTAGAGTTCCTTACTAGGAAGTTCTAGGGTCATATTCTGTATATC